GTCCTCTCTCTCCTAGACGCCCTGGACCTGGACTAATCGTTACAGTTACGCGGTGATGCCGGATCGTTTGCCCGGATTCGGTGCCAGCCGCCGCCATCGCTACCGCAACGAACGTGGGGTTGACGCCCTGGCCCGCTGGTTGCGTGACCTGCAACAGTACGGCCCCTACGAAGAAGCGTTGATCATCTTGGCGCGCACCACCGCCGCATCACTGGACCGCCTCGAGCACCAGGACGACCTGGACCGCTCCGAACACACGGTAGGGAACGTGGCCCGCGTCCATCTCCAGGTGATCGAGGCGTTGCGGCCGAACATGATCCCCGCCGGCGATTCGTTCGACACGTTGATCGATGAACTGTCCACCGCGCTACGCGACCCGCCGCCGACCTGACCGCTCGACGACCGGCGGCGCCGTCGCCGTGCTGGCGCGTTCGCTCGGCGCCGAGCTGCTGCCCTGGCAACGTCACGTCGCCGATGTCGCCGGCGAGCTCGTCGACGGCCGACCCGCCTATTCGACGGTGATCGTCGCCGCCCCACGCCGTGCCGGAAAGACGTTGCTGACCCTGTCGGTGCTGCTGCAGCGGGCGATGACCGGGCGCCGCCGCCGGGCTTGGTACACCGCCCAGGCGCGTGCCGACGCGGCGTTGGTGTTGCGCGACGAGTGGGCGCCGCTGATCGGCGCGTCCCCACTGTCCCGCTATGTCCCGGTACGTCTCGCCAACGGCTCCGAAGCGGTCACGATCCCGCGCCTCGCGTCCACCGTCAGAATCTTTGCGCCGACACCGGTCGCGTTGCACGGCCAGGCCGGCGATCTGATCATGTTCGACGAGGCATGGGCGCACACCCGGGCGCGTGGCGGCGAGCTCGAGGTGGCCGCCCGGCCGTTGATGGCAACCCGGCCGGGCGCCCAAACCTGGATTCTGTCAGCGGCCGGTGACATCGATTCGACGTGGTGGGCCGACCAGATCGACGCCGGCCGCCAGGCCGCCGCCGCCGACAGCGGGCGTGGGATCTGTTTCCTCGAATGGTCGGCCGACGCCCCCGGGCTCGACTTGGATGATCCGGCGGTGTGGCTCGATTCGCATCCGGCGGCCGGGCACACGATCACACTCGATTGGTTGGCCGATGAGCACGCCCGCAACCCCGAACAGTTCCGCCGCGTCTATCTCAACATCACCGACCGCACCGGTGGCGGCGCCGCCCCGCTCGACCCCGAAGCATGGGGACGGCTGCGGATCGACAGTTGGCCGCGGCGCGGCGAGCTCGTCGCCGGTCTCGCATGCTCGGCCGATCAGGAATCGACCGCGATCGTGATCGCCGGCCAGGCCGATGGCGTCCCGGTCGTCGAGCTCGTCGACTACCGCCCCGGTCACGCTTGGGCACCCGGGCGGATCGCCGAGCTCGTCGACCGCTGGAACCTGTACACCGTCGCGCTCGACCCTGGTGGCCCGGCGTCAGTGTTGGTGCGCCCGCTGCGGATCGCCGGTGTGCACCTGACCGAGCTCCCGTTGCGCGAGTGCACGGCCGCCGCCGCCGCGCTCGTCGAAGCAGTCCGCACCGCCCAGATCCGGCATCGACCGCATCCCGCGCTGGATGCCGCCGTGGTCGGCGCCCGCCGGCGGATGATCGGTGACGGCGCCTGGTTGTTCGGACGCCGCGACGCCGAAGCCGACGTCGCCCCGTTGGAGGCGGTGACGTTCGCCCGTTACGTGCTGCCCGATCTGTACGGGTCGGCCGCCGGCGTCGCCTGACTCCTTCCCCGTTGCCCCAGGATCGACGAAAACCCGGTTTGGGCTATCAGGGTGCGGGCGGATCATCTGGTTGTTTGTAACGGGCCGTTACGTCACGGTCGAATCCGATGGGGCTCTGGGCGCGCATGTTCGGTTCGGAGCCGACATCGACACCGGTGGAAGCTCAGATCGCCGCCTACGTCGCCGACCGTCTCGCCCACGTCGACATCTGGAACCTGCCGACCGTGCTCGCCGGGCGCACGTTGACCGCCGATGTCGTGGCGACGATGCCGATCGTCGCCGTCTCCGGTAACACCCGCATCCGCCCGACACCGACCGTGCTGCGCCGACCCGATCCGCGCGAGCCGTACCGGGTGACGATCGAGAAGATCGTCAACCAGCTCACCCGCCACGGGGTGTGTTGGTATCGGATCTACGACACCGGCGCCGACGGCTGGCCGTTGGCGATCCGTGTCATCGACCGGCCGCGTGTCGCCTGGCAGCTCTCCATGACCGGCGATGAGGTCACCAACGTGTGGATCGACGGGATCGAAACCGATCTCCGCAGCGTGCGTTACATCCCGTTCCGCTCCGACCCGGGCCCACCGGGCACCGCCCCGTTGCAGGATGTCCGCGAGTTCCTCGAGCAGTTGGTGGCCGCCTACCGGCTGGCCGCCAACTACTACGACATCACCGCCGCCGTACCCCCGTACGCCCTGAAGCATCCGCAACGCCAAACCGCCGACCAGGCCGCCGCCTTCATGGCGCAGTGGGAGCTGGCCCGTCAGGAGCGGCGACCGGCGTTCCTGTCCGGTGGGATCGAGCTGGAGGCGTTCACCAACACGTCTGCCGCCGACACCGAGCTGTTGGCGGCGATCCGCGAGCTCGACGCCGCCGCCGCCCGTGTGATGCTGATCCCACCCAGCCTGTTGAACGTCGAATCGCACAGTTCGTTGACGTATGCGACGACGCTGGACGAACTGCGCCGCTGGCTGACACTCACATTGAATCCGCAGTATCTGGCACGCATCGAAGCCAGTTTCAGTGATCTGTTGCCACGCGGTCAGCAGGCGGTGTTCGACACGTCGGCTCTGTTGCGGATGGACTTCGCGGCGCGGATCGCGACCTACGCCCAGTCGATCGCGGCTGGTGTCCACTCGATCGAAGAAGTGCGGGCGATGGAAGGTCTGCCACCGGCGCCGAGCCCCAACCCGGAGCCGGTGGCACCGAACGTGGAGGGCATCTGATGTTGACCCGTGAGACACCGATCGTCGCCGCCGACACCGACGCCCGCACCGTCACCGTGCAACTGTGCCGCTGGAACGACCCGCGTGACGTGATCGACCCGGACGGCTCCAAGTACCGCGAACAGTTCCCGCCCGGATCATTGGAGCTCGCCGACAACGTGCATGTCGCCGACCAGCACGGCGGGTCGCTGGTCGGACGTGCCGATCCCGACACCTGGACCGATTCGGGGGACGGCCCGACGATCGATGTCGCCGTCGCCCGCACCGCCGCCGGTAACGACGTGATGGCTTTGGTTGATGCCGGCGTGTTGCGGTCTGTGTCGATGGAGATCGAACCGGTTTCTCAACGCAACACGGGCGGGATCGTGACCCGCACAAAATCCACCATCCACGGTCTGGCGTTCGCGTTCCGACCAGCCCACGACGCCCCGATCCTTGCCATCCGCGAAAGGAAACCGAACATGATCAGCGATACCCCGACACTCGATCCGCCCGACACCGACGCCGCCCCGGTGGTCGGTGAGATCCTCACCGTCGACACGTTGAACCGTGAGATCGATCTGCTGCGCCGTGACCTGATCGCCGCCACACCCGGCGATGCCGGGCATCCGCTGACACGGTTCAGGTCGCTGTCCGAAGCGGTCGAAGCCGGCTGGAAGGATCTCGAGGTGCGCGGACTGCTACACCGGGCACTCGCGGATCAGATCACCGGTGACTCGCCGGGTGTGATCCCGCCGTCGTGGATCTCGACGGTGTTCGGGATCGTCGACCGGGGCCGCCCGGTGATCACCGCCTTCGGCGTCGACTCGCCCGGCGCGTCGGGGATGGAAGTCAACTGGCCATATTTCGACGGTGACCTGACCACGCTGGTCGGTCTCCAGGCAACTCAGAAAACTGCGATAACCAGTGTCGAAGTCCACATTCTGAAGGGTTCTGAGGATCTGTTGACCTATGCCGGCGGATCGGACATCAGTTATCAATTGATCCGGCGATCATCGCCGTCGTATCGCGACACGTACATGCGGATCATGTTCGCCGCCTACGCGGCGGTCACCGACAACGCCGCCGGCGACGCGATTACCGCCGGCCAGGCGATCGCCTACAACTTCGCGACCGACACCACGGGCGCCGCTCTGCGCGGCGCGTTGTTCGAGGCGTCGGTCCTGGTGCAGGCGGCGACCGGGTCACCGGCGTCGTTCGCGCTTGTCGCCACCGATGTGTTCGTCGCGATCGGCGGCATGACCCAGGTGTTCCCGATGCAGTACGGGACACAGAACATCCCTGGCACCGCCGACGCCCGATCCCTGTCGGTCAACGTGTCGGGGATCGAGGTCATCCACGACCCGTACCTGACCGCCGGCGAAATGTTCGTCTCCAACTCCGAAGCGGCGAGCTGGTATGAGGATGGGCCGTTCACGGTCGCCGCCGAAGATGTCGAGAAGCTCGGCCAGAACGTCGCCGTGTGGGGACTCGGTGCGTTCGGTATCCATCTCCCCGATGGCATCGTTCAGCTCAACGTCGCCGGCACCCCGGCCGCCGCCGGCGAAGCGGCACCGGCCGCCAAGAAGGCGCCCGCCAAGACGTGAGTATCCCGCCCGACTCGATCTACGGGCCGATCGAAACCCGGCTCGCCGAGATCGTCGCCCGGGTCGCCGACAATCTGCACGGCGACCCGGCCGACCCGTGGATCGCGTCGGCGGTGACATCGGCCGCCGTGTATGTCATCGACTACACCGACCGCAACGAAATCGGGTTACCGGCCGACGAGGTCACCGTCAACGGGCTCGTCGAGTTCGCGTCGAGGATCTACACCCGGGCGTTCAACCCCGGCGGCGCCACCGTCGCGATCGCCGACCCGAGCTTCACGCCGATCTTCCAGCCACGCGACCTGTACACCGGGGTCGACACGTACTTCAACCGGTTGAACATCGGATGGGGCATCGCGTGACCGTCGACGATCTCGCTCTGATGATCCGCACCGCGCTCGATGCCGCCGGCAAAACCAAAGTGCCTGTCGTCGCCCCCGGCACCCACGAAACCGTGATCCCCGCCGTCGCCATCCAACCCGGCGACGATGAAGTGCTCGACGGCAACCGGGTTCGTGAGGGTTACGAAATCGTGATCCTCGTCCCACGCAACCAGCAACCCGAACAGTACGAGCACCTGTGCGAGCTGCGGAACATCGTTCTTGTCTCGCTGTATCCGTCCCCTGTGCGTATCGACGGCCCGATCCTGTTCGACACCCGTGGTGGCGACGGGAGCGGCGATGCGCCCGCTCAAGCGAAAACCATCCCCGTCTCGTTCACCGTCGACGTCGACATCTGCTGAAAGGTGACCTATGCCCGCCTACGAAATCAACCCCAACAACGCCGGCACGATCGAGCTCGCCCTGGCCGGGATCACACCGCTGGTCGCCTACTCCTGTCAGATCACCCAGTGGAACGTGATCCCATCCCAGAACCTGACGACCACCCCCGGCACCTACTGTCAGGCACCCCACGACACCCCCGGGCTGTCATCGTGGGCGGTGCAGGTCGACTTCTTGCAGGATTGGGGCAACACCCCGAGCCTGTCGGCGTTCTCGGTCACCAACGACGGTGAGTTGTGCGACTTCGAGTTCACGTCGTCCAATCCGACTGCGGTGCCGTCGGTGACCGGCCAGATGTACATCACCGCAACCTCGTTCGGCGGCGCCCCCGGTGAAGTGTGGACCGCCGGTCAGCAGACGTGGCCGATGAAGGGTGTCCCGACCGTCGTACCGGACGCCTGATGTCGGGCGCCGCTGGGTTGGCGGCGCTGAACCGTCGCCTCGAAAAAGTCCCTGACGAAGCCGTGCGCGATCTGGTGCGCTGGTTCGTGCCGCGCTCCGAGCAGATCGGTGGGCGTGGCCGCTGGTTCGGCCGCAACGTCAAACTCTCCTCGAAGATCAAAAAGCGCTCCAAACGCGACACCGCCAACACCGTCGTCCTGCAGGGCACACCGGCCGCGTTGTGGTCGATCAAATCGTATGGGCGGCGCGGCAACTACACGGTGCGTGTCCGCCGCGCCGACGCCCTACACCTTCCGTCGGGCGCGGTGTTCGATGTGGTTCACATCAAAACCCCGACAAAAGGTGACAGACGTTGGGATCGTCTCGTCGACGAAGCCAACGACCGATTCGTTGATGTCGTCGCCCGGGTGGTCGACAAGCGGGTGATCCGCTGATGGCCACGAACCGCACCAACAAGGTTGAGGTTCAGATCACCGCCAACGACGAGGCGTCGAAAACGATCGACCGGCTGGAACGCAAGATCGACGGGTTGGAGTCCGACGAGGCGCGGATCATCGTCAAGGCCGACACCGAACGCCTCGAACGCCAGCTCGACAACGCCCGCACCAAACTGGAAGGGCTCGACGGTGATGAAGCATCCGTCCAGGCGCGGCTGATCGGCTCGCTCGAAGCCGATCTGGAACACGCCCAACAGCTCTACAACCAGCTCGACGGCAAGACCGGCACGGTGCGTTTGGAGGCGAACGCGGCTGATGCGCTCGGCGACATCGACCGCGTCGAATCCGAGCTGCGCCAGTTGGACGGCACATCGGCGACGGTGCGTGTCGACAGCGCCGGCGGCCGTCTCGGCAGTCTCGGTCGCGGTGCGGCGGCCGGCGCCGCCGGGCTGGGCGCGGCGCTGACGGCGGGCGGTGTGGCGGCGACGGAGATGGCGTTGTCGGTGGAACAGATCGCCGCCCAGTCCGGGGCGTCGGTCGAGACGGTGGGGCGGCTGGTGTCGATCTGGCAGCAGGCCGGGCTCGATGTCGGTGACCTGATCGAGCTGCTGTTCCAGGTCAACGTCGCCTTGATCGGCACCCCGGAGTTGGCGACGACGCTCGGTGTCCGGAATGCGACCGATCTCGTCGATCAGTTGTTGCAGGCGATCGACGGGCTGGATGAGATCGAGGATCCGTTCGTGCGTGGGCAGACCGCCGCCCAGACGTTCGGGGAGGCCGGTGTCGTCCAGGTCGGCCGGATAGACAACCGTGTCGGTGACTTGCAGACCGCGATGGACGCTCTGTCCGAAACCCAGTTCGTGACTCAGGACGACATCGACAAGGCGAAGGAACTGAACGATGAGTGGGTGAAGGCGAAGGGTCATTGGCAGGAGATCGAGTTGGCGATCTTGCGGTCGTTCGTGGCGATCACGAACGGGGTCGAGAGCTATTTCCAGGGTGTCTATGACGCCGGCGGCGAGTTCCGCGAGTGGTGGGACACCGCCGGGCCGGGTGCGTTGTGGGGGCATCTGATGGGCGGTGAAGGTCCGGTCGCACCGGGCCAGATGCCACAAGCGCCGCAGGCGCCACAGTCCACGTATGCGGCGGTCGGCCAGCGCGGCCAGGGCGCATACGCCCAGAACGTGACGATCGTCAATCCGCCGGGGACCCCGGCCGCGACCGCCAACCAAACCGTTGATTACCAGTTGCGGAACGGCATCCGGTGACGACGATCGCCGAGCTGTGCGCGCAGACACCGGGTGTGTCTGACGGCCAGCCGGTGCAGTTCAGCGATGGTGGTGGCGGCTGGCGTCACGTCGTGGAGCTGGCCGACCCGTCCGCCGGGGCGAGTGTGGTGTGGCATGACATCACACCGTTCTGGTGTGGCTACAGCTACACGCGTGGCGCCGAGCAGTACCAGGGCCGCTACCGCGCATCGGTTGCGAACATCGAGCTGTGTACCGACACCGATGCGTTGGCGCCGTGGAACAGCGACACGTCCGACACGTTCGGTGTCCATGTCGAGCTCGGCCCGGGTCTGTTGATCCGTTCCGGGTTCGCGCGTGTCGCCGGCGGGGTCGTGGTCGATTGGAATCCGCGTTTCACGTTGAAGGTCGAGTCCTGGTCCGACGCGTCATACAGCTTGGGTCAGATCCGGCGTCATCTGGTCGTGGCCCGTGACGTGTTGACCGGGTTCGTGAACATGCCGTTGCCGGCGTCCGATGAGGAGAACTGGTCGGAGCGGATCTTCAGGTTCCTGACCGACACCGGCGCCCCTTACGGCTCGTTGATCTACGGCGCCCAATACGAATCCGACACGACGACGCCGATCCTGTTGTTGCCCGCCCGCCCGGCCGCCTCGAGCGCGGTCAACGAGCTCGACGCGACGTGTGACCCGACCGGTTTGGTGTGGTACACGTCGCGGATCGGCCAGCTCGTCGTGCGGCCACGGGTTGATGACACGTTCCACGCCGACGCCTTCACGGCCGGGGCGACCGGCAACGAATGGCCCGAACCGGAACGGGTGTGGTTCGCGTGGTGGGCGTGCCAGGACCCCGATCCGACCGCCGCCGCCTACGCCCAGGACAACCGGGTCGAGCCGTTCGGGTTGGATCGCACCGAACGCGGCGTGATCAACCACGTCAAGATCACCTACCCGGCCGGCGGGTTCGACGACGACGATCCGATCTCGATTCAACGTTTCGACCGGCACACATTCCAAGCGAGCTGGATCGCCGCCAACGACACCGTCGCCGCCGCCATGCTGGGTTCGCGGGCGTTCGCCACTGTCGAGGCCCGCCCGTTGACGGCCGGCCATGACATGCCCGGCTACTTCACCGGCGCCGACCGTGTCGACTACCTGCATCCGGTCGGCATCGAGCATCGCAACAACGACACCGGGCTGGTCGCCACCGCGCTCGGCTGGCTGCGTCACGCCGTCGAGAACTGTTATCCGCTGGGTTGCGATGTGGTGTGGTCGCAGACGTTCACCGTCGACGTGTACCAGGTCGATTCCGAGCAAGGCTTGCTGCCGGTGGAGGATCTAGCCGTCGTCGATGTCGGCACCGGCTCGGCGGAGTTGTCTTGGACGAATCCGACCCAGGTGATCACGCCGACCAACACCCAGATCCGGCTCGCCGGCTCGCCGGTGTGGACGACGGTCGCCTATCCGATCACCGGTGTTGTCTGGTCCGGTCTCAACCCTGCCACCGGCTACACGTTCCAGGTGCGCCTGATCCGCATCGAGGACGGACTGATCACCCATTACTCGCCGTTACGTCAGATCACGTTCGTCACCGAACCATCGCCGGGCCCGGTCGTCGACGACGGCACCGTCACCTTCCCCGATCCCGGCGAGTGCGGTGAGATCGACTGGGAGTTGCAGGAGTCGACCGACCCCGACGACTGGGCGAATCCGTTGATCCCCGAATACGCGGTGGTTGATTCGGGGACGTTGACCGATCCGCCGTGGACCGTCGACATTTCGGGTTACACGTTCGACCCCGCCCGCCTGTACCGGATTCGTTCCGACGCCTGCGGTGAGATCACGTTCTCGAATCTGTTCGTCGGCGCCTGCTCCGAGCCGGCGATCTTGGGTACCGCCCCCTACGACGACGCCGACCTGATCGCCTATTGGCCGGCGATCTGCCCCGAGGACATCGTGGTCGAATCGATCTCGGAGACGGCCGCCGCCCACGGCCCGTCGTGGGATGGGTTCGTGCTCGACGCCGCCAGCTCTGTGGTGTTGATCGCCAACGGTGACGGGATCGTCGCCAACGGCCCGTCACCGGCCGCGGTCACCGCCGTCACCGACGACACGACATTGGCGGCGCGGGTGTTGTTGTCGACCCAGCCCGACGCCCCGCTAACACTGTTCGCCACCGCCGGGCTGGCGATCGAAGCGTTGGCCGATGGTGGCAACTGGAAGGTGCGCGGCAAGGCGATCGAGGCCGGCGCCGGTGTCACCACGATCACATCAGGATCGTTGGAGCTTGATTTCGGCGCCTGGTACGACGTGGCGATCGTCCACGCTGAGACGGCTGGGGATCTGATGTTGTACGTCGATGGGACCGAAGTCGCGTCTGCGCTCGGCACGGTCGGCGCCCGCACCAACCCTGGCACCGTCGACATCGGCGTCTCCGATAACGGGCTGATCACGAACTGTGCGATGTGGGATCGGGTGCTCGCCCCCGAGGAGCTGCCCGGGTTCGTGCCGGTGTTGACGGTGACGATCAACAAGGCGATCGGTCAGGCCGATCCGGCGTCGACATCCCCGATCGAATTTACGATCGTGTTCTCCGAAGCGGTGACCGGGTTCTTGCCCAGCGAAGTGACTTTGTCGGGCACCGCCGGGGCGACCAGTACCAGCCTCGTCGGGACCGGTCCCACCTACACCGCGCAGGTGTCGGGGATGACCGGGTCGGGGACGGTGATCGCGTCGATCGCCGCCGGGGTCTGCACCGCGACCGCGACCGGCGCCCCCAACGAAGCGTCGACATCGGTCGACAACTCCGTTGACTACGACGCGTTCAGCCCGATCACCGGCGTCGCCTGGCATGCCGCGTACTGGGCGGACGGCCCCGAAATGTTGGCGCTTGCCTACAGCAACGGGGCATCGGTGACGACATGGCCCGACGAGGTTGGCACAGAGGATCTGACCGGTTCCACGGTGCCGGTGATGGTGACTTCGGACAGCAGCTTCAATAACCACCGTTCGGTGCAATGGGTGAACGACGCCACCCGGTTCGTGCAGATCACCAACATCAATCACCCCGCCACCCAGGCGCAACCGTTTACCTACGTCGTGATCGGCAAGATGGACACGTTACCGACGACGCCACCGTCGAACGATCAGGTGTGGATGGACGGTGTCGGCAGTTTCGACCAACGGATCGGCATCGATGATGGTGTCGATTGGGTGTATTACGCCGGCGGCACCGCCCGACTGGGCGGCACTCCCGACACCAGCCCCCACCACATCCTCGCCTACTTCAACGGTGCGTCGTCACGGTTGGAGATCGACGGGTCGACGCTGCTGTCAGGTGCGTCACCAGGCACCGACTCCCATGATGGCGTGCGGCTCGGCTACCACGCTTCAGGCGCCACCGATCAGCACCGTCTCAACGGGCGTCTGGTGTTCGCCGGCGTCTACTACGGCGACGCCGAATCCGATTCCGGCTGGTCGGCGTTCAAAGCGTGGGTCGGCACGTTCTACGGGATCACCGTCGCATGAGTTTCGATTTCGAGCCTGAGGACGCCTGGCATCCCGACGACCCGCCCGACGTGTTGGCCCGCAACCTGGCGCGCCGCCTGGTGCTGTTGGCGGATGTGCTCGCCGCGCGTGGCGGCCACCCCGATCAACGCTCGATCGTGCGCGTACTTCAGCTCGCCGTGGACATCGAGCATCTGACGCGACGGTTGCAGACATGACCGGGCGCTATCTGGTCGATCTCGGGGACGTGTTGCGCGGCGCCGGGCTGATCGTGATCGAATGGTCCGGTTGGCAGACCCGCGCCCGCGCCAGTGGCGGCTACAGCGAGGGGCGGCCGTGGTGTGTGATGTGGCACCACACCGCCAGCACCGCCGACCCCGCCGACGATGCCGCCTACTGCGCCTACGGTGACCCCGACGCCCCGATCTGCAACCTGTTGGTCGACCGCACCGGCACGGTGTGGCTGATCGCGGCGGGCGCCACCAACACCAACGGCAAGGGCTACGCGCTCACGTTCAGCCGTGGCACCGTCCCCGACGACGCCATGAACACCTACGCGGTCGGTGTCGAGATCTGCAACAGCGGGGTAGGTGAACGGTACCCGGCGGCACAGATCGACGCCGCGTTTCAAGCGTCGCTGGCGATCTGTGCCGCCTACGGGCTCGCCCCGACCGATGTCGCCCAACATCACGACTGGGCGCCTGACCGCAAGATCGACCCCGCCCGCGCCGACGCCGTCCAGGGCGGATGGGCGCCGCATGCGGTCAACACGTCGGGTTCGTGGTCGCTGCTCGATCTGCGCGCCGAACTCGACGCCCGCGCCCAACCTGTGGAGGACGAAACGATGATCGTGGAACTGACCGTGGGCGGCACCGACGCCCGATTCCTGGCACAACTGGTGAAGCAGAACGGGACCGACATGATCTTGTGGGCGGAATGGGTGAACGGCACCGACCCCGCCCAGCTCGCCCGGCTCGACGCCTACCGCCAACTCGGTGTCCCGCGTTATGCGTTGGCGTCGACCCAGAATCTGGCCGGGGTCGGACTGCTCGGGCCGATCCCCACCGGCGACACCCAACACCACTGGACCCGCGCCGACTTCGGGAACGTGATGTGATCGAGATCGTCGTGATCGGCGGCGCCGCCGCCGGTGTCCTGATCGGCGCCATTGCGATCGTGATCATCGCCCGCCGCCGCGACCACTGAGCGCGCGACCGTGCGTCGATAACACCGGCGCACCCGGCGTTGTCAGAATCATCAGTTTCTGACGCGCACCTGCTCAGGTGTTGACGATCGCGGTGAGAATGATGAACGCCGCGCCGATCAGGATCAGTGCGATCGCCGCCGGCGACAGATGCCCGGGCTTGGATGTTCCGCCGATGCTCATGTGGTTCCTTTCATGCGGCTACCGACACGGGCGCCGGCAGCGAGATTGCGTCCGCGACGGCGCGTAGCCGTGACGGGTCGAGTTTTGCGTAGATGCGTGTCGTCGCCGGTGAGGCGTGGCCCAGGTAGTCCTGAACTGCGGCGAGGTCGTGGGTAGCGGCCAGGGCGCGTGTGCCGCACCAGTGCCGTAACTGGTGGGCGGTCGTGGTGGCTCCGATCTGGCGGAAGTGCTGATTGATCGCATGCGAGACACGGCCGCCGGGTGCGATGTCGTCTCGCTCGCGCCACGGGAACACCCATTCATCGTCCCGCTCGAGCTCGTCGAGCGCGGCCCGCACCGGATCTGGCAACGGCAGCACACGTTCACGTCCGCCTTTGCCGCGTACCCGGATCGCAGCGGCGCCGATGTCGCACCATTGCAGGCGTGCCAGCTCGACGCAGCGCAGCCCGCACCACGCGGCGGTGGTGATCGCGGCCGCCATGATCGGATCAGCAACGGTCAACGCCAACGTGAGATCGGTGTCATGCGCGGGGCGCGGTAGCCCCTGGCGGATACGCGGCCGGATCACCAGCGCGGTCGGATCGGCCGTGCAGTACTCGGCGCGCATCGCCCACACGTAGAACTGGTGCAGATGCGACACGGCCGCCGCCCGCGATGTCGCGGCGCGCATGTTCGACGCATCTACGAAGGCGTCGACATCGTGCCAAGACACGCTCGCATCGAACGGGTCGCCGACGTGATTGATCCAGCGGCGCACGATCCCGGCGCGCTTGTCGATCGATGTCTCGGCCAACCCACGCCGACGCTCAGCGGCGCAGAAGTCAAATACAGCGATATTGGACACGGCTGGACTATTATGCACCTTATGGTCGAAACGACAAACTTGAAACTTGACACGGGGGTGCATGATCGCCCCATGACTATCCGCGACGCTGCGCGCTACCTGGAAGTCACCACGCGCACCGTCGATCGTTGGATTCGCGAGCAGGATCTACCGGTTCACCGTCTCGGCACCGGGCCGAAGGCACGCAAGCGGTTCTTCGCGTCCGAGCTCGACACGTGGATCAGAAATAGATGTTCTGACGCGACCCCAGTAGGCGGGGTGCTCCGGTGAGCCGCGATCCGCTCCGTTGTGAGGTCGTTGAGATCACGCCGGAAATAGCCGCGCAGTGGTTAGCACTGAACAGACTCAATCGTCCGCTTCGACCTGGACGCGTCGCGGAGATCGCCACGATGATGGCCGCCCACCAATGGGAGATCACCGGCGAGGCGATCAAGTTTGGAACGGACGGCTTGCTTCTCGATGGTCAACACCGTCTCGCCGCCGTGATCGCATCGGGCATCACGATTCGATCGCTCGTGATTTGGGAGGTCGATACCGCAGCGCGGATGTTCATGGATTCGGGCAAGGCGCGAACACTCGGTGACATCGTGACGATGGAAGGGATCGAAGGGGGTCCGGAATTGGTGGGCGTGGCACGCGCGTCCCTCGCGCTTCGGATCGGCATTGTTACCGGATCACTCCCTAGATACGTCACACGAAAGTCGATCGCGGAAATGGTGATCAAGCACCGACAAGCGCTTCACGTAGCCGCCAGGCGCGGCGAGAATATCCGTGACCAAGTCGGCGCGGTAGGCCGGGCGGTGTTCTCCGCAGTGGTGTATGACGTTGCACGGATTCACGGCGACGATGTCGCCGGCGAATTCGTGACGGGGGTCGCGTATGGCGGCGGCGGTGTTCCGACCCCGTATGTCGTACTCCGGTCTTGGCTGGTCAAATCGACGGTCAACAACAAAAAACGGACGATCAATGAAGTGGGCGATGTCTGTACGACAGCCTTAGAGGAAGCCATGGCCGGGACTGGTGGCGAACGTCGATACTTCAAGGCCGTTCCGCCGTATCGGTATCTCACTGACGATCTCAGCGATCTTCCGTGATGGGCCGGGTGTGGGCTGATGACCGGCGGCCAGATCCTGGTGTTCTGGTGCGGTCTCGCCGGGCTGGTGGTCGTGTTCTGCGCCGAAGTGTTCCGCGCATGGCATCGCTCACGGCCGTTGGGACGCACGCCACACGAACGACTGATGCAAGAGATACGACACAAAGGGGCCGACGATGAGTCACCGCACTGACAAGTACGTGCTGGAGATTCTCGATCGGGACCAAACGCTGACCAGCGGTGAACGCAACGTGCTCAGCGTGACATCGATGCGCGCCAACATTCGTACGTCCACGACCTACACGGGCGAATGGTTGCAGCGCGCAACGGGCCTGACGCGCTCGTCGATCTGGCGGGCGCTGACGGTCCTATCCACCAAGGGCTACGTGTACGTCGAGCACCGGGCCGGCCGGGCGTCGATCGTGGCGTTCCCGATCCAGGGATTCGTCACCGGTGTGGAGGCTCCGCCAGGGCCGGGCCGATACGACGAATCCGGCCAATTCCACCCGTCGATCTGTGGGTGTCTGTGGTGCCAGGAACAGACCGGATAACCCCGAAAAGTTATCCACACCTGTCGCGTGGACGCGACGGGTACAACTGTTCGCCCGTCGCGTGGGCGCGACATACCCGTCGCGTGGGCGCGACATACCCGTCGCGTGGGCGCGACACGTATCGGTTATGTATCGGTTCATATATCGGCGCGCGGCGGCGCGGGCGAACGCTTGTACGCTGGAGGGCGTCACGCGTCGCGGAACGAATCAGATGCAACAGGTACTGTGCGAATGCCAGGGGCAGGCGTCATTGATGGATGACGACGACGCCTTCGATTCGGATCGCTGCGTCGATTGCGGCGCACAGACCAAACCGGGCCGCTTCCGTTGTGATCCATGTCAGCTCGATGTGCAGACACGCAGACGCAAAGCGCGGGAAGCATTGGTCGCCGGCTACCGCGAAACGCAGCGTACGATTCCGCTATGAGCGATACCCCTGATCCAGTAGAGCCCGACCCGGAGCCGGAGCCCGATCCCGACAACCCTGATGACTGAACTTCAGGGATGGTTCCTGATCGTCGAAGTTGGTGTCCTCGCGCTCGTCGCGCTGCGCCAACTGATCGGCCGTTGATCACCATTCCCGTGGTGTGGGATACGGTGCCCGGGCTGATCGTCCCGTGTTGGCCCGGGCACCGTTGCAGCGCGCGTGGGCAGCGCGCAGATTCGACGGTTCCCACCAATCACCACCCTGTGATGCGGGTGTGATGTGATCCACTACTGGTGCGCCGCTCGTTCTCGGTCGGGCCATCGGGTCGATCGGTTCGTGGCAGATCTGACACACCCATCTGTCACGATCGAGGATGAAGGCGCGCAGCTCGATCCAGCGTCTGCCCCGATACTGCGGCTGTGCCACACCACAGAAGTACCATCAGGGTTCGATGAGTGTGACGATGCCCGATCACGGCACCCGTCAGCGCTACCAGCGCGGTTGTCACTGTGCTGACTGCACACGCGCCAACACGCTGTATCAGCGTTCGTATCGGGTGAGTTGGCGCACGATCCATCACGTCGACGGATCACGCATCACCTATCGGGAACCGTCGCTGCCGGGTGTGGGGTGAGTGGCCCCGATCTGTTCGTCGCCCCTCAGGGCCACAACCCTCAGACGGTGTGGGTGCAGACCGCGACCGGGATGCAGGAAACGACGATGCCTCGCCCGGCCGCCCAGTTCCTCGCCGGCTACGGCGCCCCGACCGACGCGCTCGGTGTCGATGGTTCGGTGTATCTCGATGTGGTCGCCGGCTCGTTCTTCGGCCCGAAGGCGGGCGGGGTGTGGCCCAGGACTCCGATTGGTCGGCTGGTCAGCGCGCCGAAGGAGTGACCCGTTTTTTTGAGGGCCACCCATTCGCGGGATACCGCCCCATGTCCTCTCTCTCCTAGACGCCCTGGACCT